GAAGCTTACATGCAAACAGAAGAGTTTGCTCAATTAGATGAAGATTCAAAAGCTACTTTAATGTCATATTTAAATAAGTAATATGCACTTTAACCAATTTAATAGAAAACTATCAGAACAAGTGACCTTTGTTGAGATCAAAGCTCAACTTAGGTCTTATGGTCATCTATTAGAACAAACTATTGAAGATGTAATTCTTATTGATAAGCAAGTTACTGATTTGAACAGTTTAGAGGAAGCAAGACAATATATTATTAATAAAAAATATACAGAACAATTAGAACAAGAAGCAAAAGAAGATATATACGAAGAGTTATCAGACGTAAAGATTGCAACGATTATACAAGAACAACACAACGTTAAAGTAACCGATACATTAATAGAATCATATAAAGAACTTGCTTCCTCTAAACTGTTTACTTTAGACCCAGTTATATCAGAAATAAGACAACTTAATAAGTTAGATAAAATAGTTGAAGGTAAAATAGATTATAAATTAAATGACGATAGCATTATTGCTATAAGTGAAAGTACCCAACAAAAACTAAAATCATTATTTGATGAACATCAAGATGTTGTTGAATATATGAGGGAAAGTAAAGAAAACTTTCTGGCAATAATGAAACAAATCGGAGAATAATATGGCTAAGACCATTCTTAAAAATACAAACCAAGAAACAATTATTAAAATATCTGAGATAGGGGCAGAAACAATTGATCTATCAGCAGATATTGTAGCAGCAACACAAGAATTAGATGGTGCTACACAAACAGTAAATATTGCTGGTGTTAGATGGACTGGCGCAGTAGGTTGTACGATTACTATTTCGAGAAATAGTGTTCCAGTATTAACATTGGCTGGCGAATCTGCTACCGGATTTGACTTTAATTCATGTGGGTTTGTTGATTCAGTTGAAAATACAAGTGATATCACTGCAACAATTGCCGGCGCTGAAGGTCAAGTATACTTAATACTACGCAAGGTTAGTGGTTATGCAACTAAAGTTGAAAATGCTACATTTGGCTCATATGATGATCCAACTCAAGTAGGAGCATAAGATGAGACTAATAAAAGAACATACCGAACAAGTTAACTTAATTGTTGAAGAAAAACTTGGTAAAGGTAAAGAATATTTTATTGAAGGTGTTTTCCTTCAATCTAATTTGAAGAATCGTAATGGTCGCTTATATCCTAAGGAAGTTATGTCTAAGGAAGTTAAAAGATATAATGAGGAATATATTTCTAAGAACCGTGCATTTGGTGAATTAGGCCACCCAGAATCACCTACTATTAATTTAGATAGAGTGTGTATGATGATCAAGTCTTTGAAAGAAGATGGTGACAACTGGATTGGTAAAGCAAAGATTATGGATACACCATATGGTAAAATTGTAAAGAATCTTATTGATGAAGGTGCTCAACTAGGTGTTTCATCTCGTGGTATGGGTTCACTTACACAAAAGAATGGGGTAAACGTAGTAGGTAGTGATTTTATGTTAGCTACTGCAGCTGACATTGTTGCTGATCCTTCAGCACCTAACGCTTTCGTAGAAGGTGTTATGGAAAGTAAGGAATGGATTATCGTCGATGGAAAATTCGTGGAAAGAGATTTACAAGAAGCTCAAGCATTAATACGTAAGACTTCAAGTAAAAATTTACAAGAAGCAAAATTGAAGTTATTTGCTAGCTTCTTAGAGAAAATCAAGTAATTATAAATAATAAATATTATCTTAATAAGATATAATAACAGGAGATCATATATGTCTATCGAACAAAAGATTGCTGCTATTTTAGCTGAATCAAAAGCTAATGAATCTGTTGTTGAAGCAGAAGAAACTCTTGCTGAAGAAACTACAACTGAAGAAGTTGTTGTAGAAGAAACACAAGAAGTTGTTGCTGAAGAAACAGTTGCAGAAGAAACAGAAGTATATACAGTTGACGTTAAGGAAGACGTTGCTGCTTTAGTGAACGGTGAAGAGTTATCTGAAGAGTTCAAAACTAAAGCTGCTACAATTTTCGAAGCTGCAATTGTTACTAGAGTTAAAGCTGAAGTTGCTAAACTCGAAGAAGAATTCGACGCTAAGCTTGAAGAAGCTGCAGCAAAGAATCAAGAGGGACTTGTTGAAAAAGTTGATGGATATCTCAACTATATAGTTGAGCAGTGGATTAAACAGAATGAAATTGCCCTTGAACATGGTATTAAAACTGAAATGATGGAAAGCTTGGTAGGCAGTCTTAAGACTGTATTCGAAGAACACAATATCGAACTTCCAGAGGAAAAATTCGATGTTGTTGATTCATTAGAAGAACAAGTTGCTGAACTTCAATCTAAATTGGATGAACAAGTTGCTGCTAATGTTGAATTGACTCAGTCAATCAATGAAGCTGTACGTGAATCTATTGTGGTTGAGGTATCAGAAGGTTTAGCTGAAACTGATAAAGAAAAATTTGAAGCTCTTGCTGAAGAATTATCTTTTGAAGATGCTGAAACTTTTACATCTAAAGTTCAAACCATCCGTGAAAATTATTTTACAAAAACTACATCAACACAAATTGAGACAGTAGTTACTGATACTCCAATCGTAGAAGAAGTTGAAGCTCCTAAGGCTAACCTTTCTCCACGTATGGCAGCATATGTATCTGCTCTTAAAACTAAATAAGGAAAATAACATGTTAGACAATCGTCAAGCTCTAATCGAAAAATGGGACCCAGTGCTAAAAGCTGAAGGTGCTCCACAAATTAAAGACAACTACCGCCGTGAAGTTACAGCGCAGTTGTTAGAAAACACAGAACGCGAACTAGCTAAAGAAGCTGGTGTATTTGCATCATTGAACGAAGCAGCTCCAACTAACAATGGTGGTACTGGTATTGCTCAAGGTCAAGCAGGTACTAATGCAAATATGGCTGGTTATGATCCAGTTCTTATCTCATTGGTACGTCGTGCTATGCCACAAATGATTGCTTATGACATTTGCGGTGTTCAACCATTGACACAACCAACTGGTTTGATTTTTGCAATGAAATCAAAATATGCTACACAAGCTGGTGATGAAGCATTGTTCAACGAAGCTGATTCAGACTTCTCTGGTGATGGTACTCACGAAGGTTCTAATCCAGTTGATGGTACTTACACAACTGGTACTGGTATGTCAACAGCTGACGGCGAACGTCTAGGCATGGGTGGTTCTGGTGATGGTACATTCGGTGAAATGGCATTCTCAATCGAGCGTACAGCTGTTGAAGCTAAAACACGTGCATTGCGTGCTAACTACTCAGTTGAACTTGCTCAAGATTTGAAAGCAGTTCATGGTCTTGATGCTGAAGGCGAATTAAGCAACATCCTTTCACAAGAAATCTTGCAAGAGATTAACCGTGAAGTTGTTCGTACTGTTTACACATCAGCTAAAGCTGGTGCTCAAGTAGGTACAGCAACTGCTGGTACTTTCGACTTGGACGTTGATTCAAATGGTCGTTGGTCTGTTGAGAAATTCAAAGGTCTACTATTCCAAGTAGAACGTGAAGCTAATGCTATTGCACAAACTACACGTCGTGGCCGTGGTAACTTCATCGTTTGTTCAAGCGATGTTGCTTCTGCATTAGCTATGGCAGGTGTGTTGGATTATGCTCCAGCTCTTTCAACTTCATTGAATGTTGACGAAGCATCAACAACATTTGCTGGTGTATTGAATGGTAAGTACAAAGTTTATGTTGATCCATATTCAGCTAACCAATCAGCATCACAATATATGGTTGTAGGTTACAAAGGTACTTCAGCATTTGATGCTGGTTTGTTCTACTGCCCATACGTTCCATTACAAATGGTTCGTGCAGTTGATCCACAAAGCTTCCAACCAACTATCGGATTTAAGACACGTTATGGCATGGTTTCAAACCCATTCACAAGCATGTCTTCAAATTCAAATATCTACTATAGAAAAGTAAAAGTTACAAATTTGATGTGATTTTAACTTAGTAGAAAAGAAAAAGGGAACCGAGGTTCCCTTTTTTTTATAAATAAATAAACTAATTAAAAAATGCCCCTCGCGGAACTGCAATTCCCAGGAGCCCTAACATAGAAAGGTTATGCCAGCATGGATATTTATTCAGACCCATTTGAATCACTTAAAGACTTTCCATTTAATCTAGAAGAATTAAAACTATCTGGTCGGATAGAACCTTCATCTATACCTAGCATTCCATGGAATTCCGGATTAAAGGGTACTTATAAAAATAAACCTTGTTCAGAAGAAACTAAAAAGAAAATTAGTAATTCAAAGAAGGGAAAATCAGTTAATCAACCTCCTTGTTCAGAAGAAACTAAAAAGAAAATTAGTAAAACTAAAAGTGGAAAACTTTTATCTAAAGAACATAAACGGAAAATTAGTCAAGGTTTAATTGGAAGAATCCAATCAGATAACCAGAAAAAATTAGTAGCTGAAAAATTAGCAAAGACATATTTAATTATTGATCCAGCTGGCACTGAATTTATTATTACCAATTTATCTAAATTATGTAAAGAACATAATTTAGCTGCTTGTAATATGTATAGAAATCTAATTAGAAATTGGTCTTGTAGAAAATTATAAATAGTTAAAACATTGGAATACCTATGGCTAATTTAACTTGTCCAGCACCATCAAATATTAACCCATTATCACCTACTGGGTTTATGTTATCAATTCAAAAACTACCAGATGTAGCATACTTTGCTCAAGAAGTAACTCTACCATCAGTAGACTTGCCAGCAATTGATATGAATACCCCACTATCAAGATTATCTATTACTGGTGAAACCTTAGTATATGGTGATTTTTCTATTAACTTCTTAGTTGATGAAGATATGAAAAATTATAATGCCATTTATGATTGGCTTAAAGGTTTAGGTTTCCCTAAAGATCATCAACAATATACTGATTATATGAATAAGCAAAAGGATATACAAACACTTTATGCTAAAAGCGAAAACTTATTAACGTATTCAGATGCTACATTATCTATTTTAGGTAGTAATAATGCAACGGTTAAAGCTTTTACATTTGTAGATCTACACCCAGTATCACTAGGATCATTGCAATTTACAGCAAATGCTTCTGATGTTAATTACCTTATTGGACAGGTAACATTTAGATATACATATTTTGAGATTGTATAAATACCTCTGTACATTAAATAAGATATATAATATAATGTAATATTCCACATATTGAGATACATTATGAACATTGAAGAAATACAAGATAATTGGGCTAATGATTGCGCTATAGATGATAATCACTTAGGCGAAGAGTCATCAAAGACTCCTAAGCTGCACTCAAAATATATCAAAGAGATGATTAATACAAAACTCCAGCTTACTAAAGCTAGAGCTGATTATAATTTACTTCGTAAGAATAAATTTAGATATTATCGTGGTGAAATGAATAGAGATGAATTATCTAATTTAGGATGGGATCAATGGCAAGGTGTTAAACCATTGAAAAGTGAAATGGATGAATTCATTCAAGGTGATCAAAACTTAGTTCAACTAAACACAAAAATAGAATATTTAGAATCTAAAGCATATCTTTTAGAATCTATTTTGAATCAAATTAAATCTAGAGATTGGCAATTAAGAAATGCTATTCAATGGAAACAATTTTTATCAGGAATGTAAAATGAGCTATATATTATATTGGTTAGGACATATTGTAAGTAAACCTATGTTATGGTTTGATTGGGGGTTTCTTTATAGATCTTATAACTATTTAATGAATAAAAGTGCAGACATACAGCACAAAACCGGGAAAGGGCCTTGGGTAAGAAGATGAGTGGATGTTTTTGTGTGGGACCACAAAACGGTGAACCTATGTGTCCATGTAAAATGGAACAGATGAAAAAGTGGGTAAATATATTAGAGAAGTCAGATGCAACTCAATATATATTTACTGCAGATAATGACGGTAAATTTGATGCAATTAAAGCGGCACTAAATGAAATTAACAGTAGAAAAAATAAGTGAAGTCTATTTAAGAATATATGGTGATCCTGGTTGCGAACAGGAGTTAGAACTATTCTTTACTTATGATGTCCCTGGTGCTAAGTTCACCCCTAAATTTAAAGCCAGATTATGGGATGGCAAGGTTAGACTTTATTCTATTATTCGTAAAACTCTTTACGTTGGGTTATTCCCATATTTTCTAGAATTCTGTAAACGTAATAGTTACGAATTAAGTTATCATGTTACAGAAGAATATCCTGTGGTGTATGAACCATTTGCATGTAAACCAGAAGAAACAAAAGCTTTTATTGATTCACTTAATATGCATGCTCGTGGTGAACCAATTCCTGCTCGAGACTATCAGGTTGGAGCTGTTGATTATGCTATAGCGGCAAATAGAACGGTTCTTTTATCTCCTACAGCTTCTGGTAAATCTTTTATGATTTATTGTTTAATGAGGCATCATTTAGAAGCAGATAGAAAAGTTATACTTGTTGTTCCTACAACTTCACTTGTTGAACAAATGTATTCTGACTTTAAAGATTATTCTAGTCATAATGGATTTGTTGTAGAAGATCACTGTCAAAAACTTTACTCGGGTTTCACAAGAGTCTTTGAAAAAGATGTATTAATTACCACATGGCAATCAATTTATAAACAACCAAAAGATTGGTTTGAAAATTTTGATGTTGTTATTGGTGATGAAGCTCACCAGTTTAAAGCTATGTCTTTAATTACTATCATGGAAAGACTTCAACATGTTAAATATAGAATTGGTACAACTGGTACTCTT